ATGTAGTTGGAGAACTCGGAGAAACTCAAGCCAGCCAGATTCTCCAACAACTTATCCAGATTCACACCGCACTGCTTGAAGAGATTAATTCCAAGCAAGCAACTCCAGGCACATCTCCTAAACTAAGCAAGCCCTCTATGAACATGGTAGGTGCATAATGCCAAAACCTCCTAAATTCTCTCCTCATTTTAACAAGGAGCTCGGCAAGCGTTACTACACCGCTAAAGATTATTATTCTGATATGAAGAAGGCTGGCCTCGAACCCTACAATCCTGACTCAGTTAAAAAGAGGGAGTCTAAACCTTATGAGCGTTCTGCCTGGGCTAATCACATGCTTCAAGATATTAGGAATCGTGCTGGTCGTAATCCTGGTGAGAGATTTCTTAACGAGCTAGCTAAACGTGGTTACACGAATGAACGTGCCGAACAGGCAAGGAGAATTGCAAATGAGAGGTAACACATCGCAGGGATTTGTAAGTAAAGCTGGATCAAGAGGCTTGGCCTCACCCACTCGTGTTGGTTCTGGTGGCAACATCAAAGGTATCACAACTAAAGGTGTTGTGACGCCTTCTAAAACTTCTGCCGCAGGTGGATTTGTAGCATCTCGTAAGAAAGGTTCAGTTAATGGTTGTTAATTTAATCGCTACCCCAACGGCTTAGGCCAGGGAGCATAAAAGGAGAATTATGGATATACCTCAAGCAGTTGTAGAAAAAGTTATTCCTAAACAAACCCCTACTTTGATGAATACATCGAAGCAGGTGTCTGAGGCTATTCCAGTTAAGACTCCAGAAGTTGCTAAAGTCGAGCCAAAGGCTGAACCTAAACTTGAGGCTCCAAAAGCTACCTCTGCTGATATTCTCCGACGCACCGCAACCAAGACCGAAACTGATCCCACTACTCCAAAAGAAACAAACTATAGGGAAGACTTAGAAAAGATTACTGACCCTACAGTCAAAGCAATCGCTGAGAAAGCCATCAAAGACTTCGAGTCAGGCTATAACAAAAAGTTTCAGACTCTCGCTGACCAACGTAAACAGCTTGAGTCTATGCAACAAGAGATTTCCACTTGGACACCGCAGAGGCTACAGAAAGAACTAGCTAATCCTGCCTTCGTCCAAGCAATGCAGATACTCCAACAGCAAGCCCCACCCCAGGATTGGCAGGGCTCAGCAGAGGAATGGTCTGGTTTATCCGATTCCGATAAGCGTCAGATGCAAGCGATGAGACAGGAACAACAGTCCCTACAGTCTCAATTAGCTGCCATGAAGCAGAAGGAAGAGGACACAGAAATACAGAAGCTCTATCCCGATTATGAACCTAAAGTTGTCGAGGAAGCTATTGAAGGACTCCGCACAGGTGCAATCACTGCCTCACGTGCAGACATCTGGAAAGTAGTAAATCACGACAAGAATGTCGAAAAAGGTTATCAATTTGGATATGAGGACGGCTATAAGAAAGCCTTGGAAAAACTTAACGGTAACTCCATTCTTCCAAATAACGGCTCAGTCACTAATGCAGATGAGATCCCCGAAGATGTACGTAAGGGCGGCTTCTCATCTATCGCAATGTGGAGATTTAATCGTTCTAAGAATGGTCAAAAAAAATAGGAACACTTAAATGGCAAACGAATACTTTTTACAATCAAGCTTAGACGAAGTCCTAGTAACGTCTCTAGCGGATTATGGCAAGTCAGTCACAGACAATGCTTATCAGGGCAACACTCTGATTGCGTTGCTCAAATCTGCCGGATCGAAGGAAATGATTAATGGTGGAGCCTCCATCATCCGTCAATTAGTTGATGAACGTCAGAACAACGGTGGATTCTACTTAGGGAATGATACCTTGAGCACGAATCAGACTGATACGCTCAACGCTGTCGAATACAAATGGCAGAACTCGTATGAGCCTATTCAGATCTCTCGTGATGAAGAGCGTCAGAATTCTGGTGACTCTCACCGCCTGATCAACTTGCTCGAAACAAAGATCAAGTTGTCTGAGCTGGCGATCCAACAGAGACTTGAGCAAGCCCTGTCTACTCCTACAACTGGAGCCAATAACCTGATTGACTTGGAAACACTGGTCAACACAGGAACTCTTGGCACGATTGCAGGTGCAACGCAGACGTTCTGGCAGTCCACTGTCACGACCTCTGGCGCATTTGCCACTCAAGGTCTGACCGACATGACGACTGCTTACTATGCCGTATCTGGTAGCCAAATGATGGAGAACCCCACTCATTTCATTACCACGAAGGCTGTGTTTCAGAAGTTTGAAAATACCAGACTTCCTCTCGAACGCTTTCAGAACACTCTCACAGCCAATGCTGGCTTCGAGAACCTGACGTTCAAAGGTAAGCCCATCACCTATGGTAACTACATCGGCAGTGGACTTCTGTTCGGCTTAAACCTCAACTACATAAAGTTGATCGTTGATACCGAAACAGACTTCATCACGACTCCATTTGTGGTTCCTACGAACCAAACGGCTAAAGTTGCCTTCATTCTTTGGAGAGGCAATTTAATTACAGACAACCGTCGTCGTCACTTCAAACTGACCTCGATTTCGTAATAGGGAGGCTCAAATAAAATGGCAGCCGTAACTGTTACATCAGGTTGGCCCAAGGTTTATAGCATGGGTAATGAGGCTCTCTACATCTGGAGAATTACAGACGTAGATGATGCTGAAACCCTCGCTACTGGTCTTGGCACTCGCTATATTAGCCATACAGTTTCTTGGATAGGTAATCCAGGAACTCAAACATCGGGTGGTGGTCATAGTTCGTTTTCTTCTGGAACTATTACCTTCTACCCTAGCTCAGACAATCTGGATGCAGAAGTCTGGGTTTTGGCTGACGGAGCTTAAAAGTTAAATAGTAACAAGGCTGGAGTCCTGTGTGATTCCAGCCAACATTAACGCCCGACATGTTGACGTTAGCAGAGGGGCAAGGAGAATAAAATGGCTATTGATTCATCGTCTTACGCTTCAAATCAAGCTTCAGTCGGACTCGGCGGAGCTACAGCAGGTCAGTTTAACAAGTTCGATCTTCACGCAACGGCTAAATATCCGTTAGGCTTCAAGGTCGAGCAATATGACGGTTCGGTTTACCGCTATGTGCAAACTGGTGCGGCAACAAACAGAGGGGTAATTGTTTCGCAGGACTTGTCTGAGACTTCAGTGGTTGATACGGACAATGTGGTTATTGCTCCGGCATCTGCTGTATCAGTCTCAGGTGAAACGATTAAGCCTGGTGCGATTGGTTCAACCTATGTTGAGTTGACATTAGCATCTGTTACGCTTAACCAGTTTCGTGGTGGAAAATTCGTAACCACTGATGACACGGGTGAAGGTTATACCTATGACATCCTTGGTAACACTGCCACCGATGATCCTGCCTCTGGTAATATCCGTCTATCTCTGGCCCAGAAACTCCAAGTGGCTTTAGACACAACGACTGATATTGCTATTACTGGATCCATGTACATGGACGTTGAAACAGCCACCACTGGAACTGATGAAGCTCCTATTGGTGTGACTTGTGCAACGACAACCTCAGCTCTTCCTTTCTGCTGGGTGCAGACAAAGGGTGTGGTTGGTATTCTTCAAGACGGAGCTATCGCTCTTGGAGACGTGGTTGCGTTGTCCACGGCTGGTAACGTAAAAGTTGCGGCTGACTACAACTCACCGTTTATTGGCTATTGTGTTGACCCAGGTGATACGACTGGTCATGGCACATTCAAAATCAACTTAGAATAATGAACAAATTAGTGGGGGGCAGTAGTATCGGAATGCTCTGCCTCTCACTACTTATTCTAAGGAGATAGCTTATGTGGCAAGATGGTTTGGTAGGTGACATTGTAAAGAGAGACTCAGGACAGGTTCCATTTGGAGTTGCTAGTGGCCAACCTGCTAATGAACTCCGCCTTTACCATGTTCATATAATCTCTAATGGTTCTGCTGGAGAGATAAAACTCTACAATGGAACCAGCACTTCTGGAGAGCTACGCTATCAACTACTTGGAACAGCATCTACTGGAAAAGACTTTGATTTCGGAACTAATGGAGCTTTATTTGAAGATGGTTGCTATTGTGATTTTGTAACTGATGCTAACATTGCCTCAGTCACCTTCTCATACTACGGAACCGCAACAGTTTCTTCTTCGAGTTCCTCTAGTTGCAGATCGAGTTCATCCTCGTCTTCTTCCAGCTCGTGCAGAAGCTCGTCTTCTTCTAGTCGTTCTTCGAGTAGTTCTTCTCTCAGCTCTTCTAGTTCATCTAGTAGCTGTAGGAGTTCTAGTTCTTCTAGTTGCAGTAGCAGTTCTTCTTCAAGTTCTATTAGTTCAAGCTCTTCAAGCTGTAGGTCTAGTTCTTCGTCCTCTAGCTCTGTGAGTAGTTCGTCTAGTTCAGCGAATCCTTGATGCCACTACTAAACTAGGAAGGTCCTAGAAGTAAGCATCTTATAAAGGGATAGTATATGGGTACTTGGATCAGTAAAAACGGAGTGATGGTTCCTGCAAAGGAAAAAGTAGGGCTTGTCAATAATACAGGTAAGACTATTACCGTAGATGGCAAGCAGGTCGCACCTGGAGAACCTTATGTGTATGAAGGCCCAGACAGATCAGCTACCGAGTACTTGAAGGAACAAGGTGTAGAATCATTAGGTCGTAACTTCTGGGAAGACCCAGAGCTTATTGGCCGAGTTCGTCAAATCCATAATTGTTCTATAAAAGAGTATATGGAAATGATGGGCTATAATGAGAAGACAACTGTGGATGAGTTCAACAAGAAACTCTCTGAAGTTGTTCTACACAAAGATCCTCCAAGAAAGAGTGGAAATAAGTTCAACTCTGGTGGTCGCAATACCGCAGGTAACTCTGGTCACTACGAAGGTGACTTCGGTGACTTGGCTGATGCGAAAGCAAAAGTAAAATAGTATGACCCACGATCTCTTTTACCCCTACATGCCTCGTGAGGCGGTAGAGGAGGTCGTGGATACTTTAAAGAGTCGTTTCATTGGTCAGGGGCCAAGAGTAGAGCAGTTTGAGAGAGACTTCTGCAAGTTATTCAATCTTCAACATGCAGTAAGCTTAAACTCAGGAACCTCTGCACTAGAAACTGCCTATGACCTCATTGGACTCAAAGAAGGCGATGAGGTTATCTCCACTCCTCTCACCTGCACCGCAACCAATCTCCCTCTTCTCAGAAGAGGTTGTAAAATAGTCTGGGCAGACATTGATGAGAACACATTATGCATAGACCCGAAAGATGTGGAACTAAAACTAACAGCCAAGACCAAGGCTGTGGTTCAAGTACACCTTGGTGGAATCAAGTCGATGGTGAATTACACCGAGGTTCCAGTTGTCAGCGATGCATGCCAAGCTTTAGGAATCTTCTCAGGCGATTATACCTGCTGCTCCTTTCAAGCGATTAAACACATCACCACTGGTGACGGTGGGATGCTTGTGGTCCACAATGAGGAAGATAAGAAGACTGCAAAACTCCTCCGCTGGTTCGGCATAGACCGAGAGAAGAAGATTGCCAATAACTGGCAAGCCTACCAGAAACGTGCCATGACCTTCGACATTGAACTCCCTGGAACCAAACGCCACATGACAGACATAGCTGCTGCTATGGGAATAGTTGGGCTCCAACACTATGAAAGAGTCATCGCTCACCGAAAGAAAATATTCAACATCTATAAGGAGGAACTATGTGGGGTGGATGGGATTAAATTAGTTGATGGCCCGTGTAACACATACTGGTTGGCCACAGTCCTAGTCGAACGTCGTGATGACTTCGCAGAGAAAATGTTCTCCTGCGACATAGATACAAATTTAGTCCAGGTTCGCAATGATATTTATAAGATTTTTGGAGGGAAGCGTACTGATCTTCCAGTAATGAACAGACTTGAAGATAAGTATATCTCTATCCCACTTACAATGAAAGTGACAGAAGAGGACGCACATTATATAGTGTCAGAAATTAAATCAGGCTGGTAAACGTGGATGATGCAGTTTATATCAACACAGGGAGATTAAATGAAATGTCAGTTTTGTAAGGAAGATCAAAAGTCGTGGGATGGTAAGAGAGTTGGTTACATCACTGGAGTCGTCAGTGAGCAAGAAGACGGTCAAAATCATGTCCATGTTCATGGAAACTTTGACAATAAGATAGTAGTAGAAGACATCATCAAGGCCACAGCTGAGGCCGCTGGAATTAGTACAAATACTCCCCAACAAGATAAGCTATCTGGAATTAAAGAAGTCATCTTCCACAATCGTCAGAGAATTGGCGACATGCTCGTCTTCACTTGTGGAGTAAGAGACTTTGCAAAAGCTTATCCAAATATCAAAGTAAATGTTATCTCAACCTGTGGTCATATATGGGATCACGCCCCTTACATTGACCGATCTATTAAACCTTTTTATAAGAATGGCGTAACTCTAGAAACATGCAAGCCAGAGGACTTTTACAAAGGCAATACAAATGTTGTTAAGATTGGGCCAGGCAAGCTAACCAACTCCTCGAACCGCCTAGACTGGCACTTTGCCAATGCCTTCCGAGTGTCCATTGAAGAAAACCTAGGTATCCACATTCCTCAAGGCGAATCACGCCCAGACATCTGGATGACTGAGGACGAGTATAACGCTCCTCGCATCACAGAGAAGCCTTACTGGATCATTGTTACAGGGGGCGAAAAAGGTTGGGGCTGTAAGATGTTCCCCACCTCTCGCTGGCAGGAAGTCATAGACCAGAACCCAGACTTACTATTTTATCAATTAGGAGCTAATAACGATCAGCATGTCAGACTCAGAGGTTCAAATGTGGTTGATTATATCGGAAAGACTGAGAATAGGGACACAGGAATCAGAGACCTTTTTAAACTCTTTCTTAACGCAGAAGGAAGCATTGGACTAGTTAGTTTCCATATGCACTTGTCTGGTGGCATGAAGAAGCCATGTGTGGTGGTTGCGGGAGCTAGAGAACCAGTCAGCTTCACCAGATATGCTGGCCACCAGTACATTGCAACTGATGGAACTCTTCCATGTGCCACCTCAGCTTGCTGGCACTGCGACATCAAAGCTTGCACGAATCCAGTAACAGTCAATGATGAGATAATCCCAAAATGCGTGGATATGATTACATCTCAAGAAGTCACTCGCTACATAAGACGTTACTATGATGGGGGAAGGTTATCTCTCACCAAGCCATCAGAAAAGCCTAAGATTAACTTGGTTAAGACTCCTAAATTAGTGACTGTTCCCACTCCAGTTCTATCTAACATTAACACCTATGGCCTGACCTTCAATGGAGGAGCCTTAACCGAGAGGGACTTTGAGTTTATATGCCAAACCATTGACCAGTATAAGGTTAAGTCATTACTTGAGTTTGGAGCTGGACTCTCAACTCTGCTTTTAAATGATAAGCTTAAGAATGTGGTTACTTATGAGTGCTCTAAAGGTTGGATAGATAAGTTAAACAAGCTTAAGCCTGGAATGAATGTGAGGCTATGGGATGGCATAACCATTGATACAGACGAACACTTTGACATGGCATTTGTTGATGGACCAGCCAATGACAAGCCTCGTGAGAACTCAACTAGAATAGGCTCAGAGAGAGCCAAAGTAGTCATCGTCCATGATGCGGGTCGTGAGTGGGCGCTGAAATATCAGGAACAATTCTTATCCAAAGACTTTAATGGTCCTGTCAAAGGAGGGCATCGCTGTCATCTCTGGACTCACAAGTCTTTAAGCAATAAAGAACCAATGTCTTATAATGTTGCAAAAGTGTTAAGTAAGTCTAAGTCAATTAAGTTTGTTTCCACAGCTCGTGGTTGGGGAGGCTGTGCCAGATCCATTACCACCATGATGAAGATGCTCATAGCAGACGGCCACAAGGTTGAGTTTATTCCATTCCGCAATGAAGTCTCTAGCAGAGAATTCCAGGCTTGCATTAAAAATGAGATGCCTGAGTTAAAGGTCACCACTAGTTATGACAGCTTGAAAGAGTCCTGCGATGTCTTAGTCGTCTATGCTGATGACTATGTCTGGGAGTTTGGAACACCACAGGTATCAGAGTGGTTCTCCGGCATCAAGGCTCAGAAGAAGATCATGGTCCTAAACTACCGCCGTGGTCCAGTAGGTCAAGCAGAGTGGACAAAGGGTTGGGACAAATACCTCTTCCTAAACTCCACTCAGGAAAGAGAATTACTCAAGTTTATCCCTAATGCTAAGACGAGAGTCCTAGCTTCCTGCACAGACCTCACTCCATTCCTCTCAGTCTCTCCAAACTTCGAGGACATGATTAAAATAGTTCGCCATAACTCTCAAGGTGATACTAAGTTTAGTAAGAACTTCGGAGATGATTTGTGCAACGTTCATGACAGCCGAGAAGACTTAACCATCTCCATGATGCCAGGGCCTAGCTTCATACAACCTGGTAATAGGTTCAAGAAAGTTGGCAAGACCGCCGATCCTAAAGCCATAGCTTCATTCTTAGCCTCTGGTAACTTATTCTGGTACTCCCTTCCAGAAGGTTACCAAGACATGGGGCCGAGGGTTATTATCGAAGCCATGGCTGTTGGCCTACCAATCCTTGCTGATAATTGGGGAGGAGCAGTTGACCGAGTAACTCCAGAATGTGGGTGGCTATGCAATGAGAAGTCTGAGTTCGTAAACATAGTTAAAAATGTAACTCTAGGTGAGTTAAAGCAAAAAGGTGCGGCTTCCAAGCAACGTGCTATAGACGAGTTCAGAGCTGAAAACTGGATTAAAGAAATCATTGAATGAGCTTAAGAGATTCTTCGATAACTATGAATCTAATGAGGGTAGGCCAACTTATAAGCATAAGCATTATCAGAGAATCTACGAGGAACATCTTGCAAGGTTCATTGATAAGCCAATCACCTTGGTTGAGATTGGAATCGGCTATGGCGGAAGTCTCCAAATGTGGAAGAGCTTTCTGGGGAGTCAATGCTCCATCATTGGAATAGATAAACATGACCATTTATGTTTTGAGGATACTCAAATCCATTGCATCGCCTCAGACGAAGCAAACATCTTATCTCTTGGCCTCAAAGACATCGACATCTTCATCGACGATGGCAGCCACATCTGCTCCAATCAAATCAACACACTTAACTCTATGTTCCCTATGATTAAGCATGGAGGAGTCTACATAGTTGAGGACACACATACCTCTTACAGAGAGGATTATGGCGGTGGATACAACAAACCTGGAACCTTCATTCAATACTGCAAATCCCTAATAGACTCCCTGCATCATCAGGAAGACGAGAGAATAGAATCTCCAAGCTTCATTCAATCAATAGACTCAATTCAATTCTACAGAACAATGGTGATAATAAGAAAATGCGAAGCTCCTACATAACTAATAACTTCGGTGAACTAATCAAGCAATACGTCATAGCTTGGCAACCATCCTCATTTGTGGAGCTAGGCGTCCTAGACGGCTACTCTACTTTAGGAATTGCTCAAGGAATCAAGTGGCTTCACGATCACAGAGGCTACAAGCCTCAATTTGATGCTTACGACTTATTCGAGGATTACCAATTCAAACATGGACAAAAAGCGGAAGTTGAAAAAGTTCTACAGGACAACAAAGTATCGGACTACGTTAATCTCCAAAAAGGTAATGCGTATGAAGTCTACAAGAATTATCCAGACATGGTTCTTGATACTGTTCGTGGCATTGAGTTTCTCCATATTGACATATCTAATACTGGTAAAGTTATACATGATTTGATGGAGGTCTGGCATCCAAAGATAGGTCAGAGAGGCATCGTCATGATTGAGGGCGGCTCGGACGAGCGAGACAATGTAGAGTGGATGGAGAAGTATGATGCCCCATCAATCAAGGCTGAGATCAACACTAATCATTTAATTAATAAGTATTATCACTACGGAACTTATTATCAGTTCCCAAGTATAACCGTGATGCTAAGAAAGTGGTGGCCAATAAAATGATAGGAAAATACGAAACTAACTTCTCTCCAGAAGGTATTCACTACGAATCACAGGAGACTTATGACTTCATAGCTCAATGGGCTCACCCAAAGATGCCGTTTTCATTGAAAGATGGGTGGGGAAGATTTGGGATGTTGGGAGTATTGGGAGACATGATTCTCCAGTCTCTCCCAGGAACCAACATTGTTGAGATCGGAACAGGGGAATCTTCAATCTATCTTACTCAGCTTGCAAGACTACATAACAGACGTATTTTCTACTGCGATGAAGCTCGTGGAAAGATTACTAATCCATTAACCATTAAAGGTTATCTCCATGAAGATACGGCACTTGTTACCGGTACTCCTTCTCCAAATGAGTACAGAGCTAATCAAGGCGTAGCTTACATAGGTAAGTCTGATGACTTCTTCAAGAACATTCAGCTTCCTCCCATTGGTCTAGCCTTCATAGACGGTGAACATCACTATGAGTATGTGAAGAGAGACTTTGAAAACATATTTGAAAGACTGGTTCCAGATGGCTATATATTCCTCCATGACACATACCCTCACTCAGAAGACTTAGTCCTCGGAGATTACTGTGCCGACTCCTACAAAATGCGACAGGAGTTAGAGAAAGACCCTAGAGTCGATGTCTTCACATTTACTAAGCTAGTGGCTGTAAATGTAGGATTCTGTATGGTTCGACGTAAGCCAACCAACCTGCCTTACTATCAACAATGAATGAGATAACTGAGCTAGATCAAATGTTGTGTGGGATTATCCCAGGTAATTTCTCTAACATGGATTATGACAGGAAGAACTGTAAATATACCTGGAATGATCTTGAATTCAACATGAATGATGCGCCGTATCACTCAGACACAGCCATCATCGTGACCAGTTACCAAGGTCAGTTGGGGTGGCTCAAAGCTACTTTAACGAGCTACAGAAAGTCCGGCCACTATGTAATCCTAGCTTATGATAATCCAGCCTTCATCTGGTCAAACTTAGATGATGCCGACTACATGATTAAGATGTTTCCTCGTCCAATCCACTATCTCCTGGCTCACTCCGTAGTAGTCAAGCACAAGACCTATGACGCAGACAAGCGCACAGGTTGGTACTGGGACGTTCAATACGCCCGTCACATTATCAATGGATTCAAGAACATTAAGTATGTTTATGTAACCAATGGGGATTGTATCATTGAGAAGCCGGAAGGATTTAAGGAACTCAAGGAGATTCTTGGAGACGGAGACTTAATGAGTGGCCAGTCTGAACCAGGCCGTACTATCCACACCGCAGACATGCTCATGTCCATTAATGGCTTTAACAAGATTATGGACTACATGGAAACCAGGATGAAGTTTCCTATCATGGCCTCTCAGTCCCCAGAGGGAATGTTAAGAGACGCTGTAGACATCCTAAAACTCAAAGAGGTTATGGCTGACCAACCTCGTGATAAGGATGGCAACGTAGATTATTACTGTACCCAGAATGCCGACTCTACTTGGAAGAGAGTGCTAGGATTCAGAAACTTGTACGCTGAGTTTGAGTTCAGAGAAAACAATGGACTAGAACCTCTCCCAAAGGAATATATGGACCCATTTAGAGACTATTTCTACTTTAGAGAAGATTGGCGTGAGACAGTGTGCAAATACTATCAAACAGGCGATAGACGATACCTTGGAATGTTTTGGGACCGTGGAAAAGACAGCGATTATGACCGAAAGTATTTACCTCTTGAGGCTTATGGGGCAGAACCGATCTACAGTTAAGTACACTAAGAAGTATATTGCTAAGAATTTACTTCCGAAAGGTGTGCTAAAGAAACACATGTCTGAATATATTAATTACTTATATAAGATGCTTAATGGATTAGCTAAAAGAGAGGATCATTAGTGGGAGTAACAAGAGAAGATTTGATTCGTTCTGGACGTTATCTACAAATGTCAGATGAAGAATGGGCTATTGAGTTGGCCACACGTCAGTATGTTATAGACTGCTATGAGAAGAACGATTCTTGGGCGGTTAAGATTAAGAAGAATGTGGGGGTCCTGCTTACAGCCTCAATGTATGGGCTTCCATATCTCAAAGCATCTATTGAGTCCCACAAGAAGCTTGGCTTCTGGACAGTCCTCTCTTACGACAACTTTATAGATCCTGATAATGGTGAGAAGGATATAGACTACAACAAGTATCTCCCTCCAAAAGACATCATGAATATGGTTGATACTTTCCTACTTCCTCACCACCAGTGCTGGGGCGGAGTCTCATATCCGTTTATATGGCAACTTAGACTCGCTTCTGGAATCTTTCACTCAATGGACTATGTCCTAGTCAACAACGGAGACATGGTGCTTGAGAAGCCAGAGAACTTTCACTTCCTACTTGAGAAGATGGGAGACGCAGACATCATGTCCTCCGGCCCATCTCTCCCTCGAGAAATAGGCACAGCTGGCATCCTAATGAAAACTAAAGCCTTCATGGATATAGCCAAACACATGAATGACCATATGGTTCCGGCTAGCTCCTACTATGCCTCAACACAAGACTTTGGCAACACAGAAGGTCGCCTTGCCGTAGCAGTCCGAGACTTAGGACTTAAACAAGTTATCTGTAACCCAGGCTCCTGTCCCACTCATAAGATTTGTGAACAATTACATGTACCTGGTGGAGATTGGTATGATATAATTGGTAAGCTCCCTCATCAGACTTAACTAAGTTACCCTTCTTATCAGTTAAGAGCTCAATCTTCTCCGTTTGAACAGTCTTGTTAGGACGAAGACCAACTCCTGTAGCTGTACTAATAGGATTTGGAACAAAGAGCAAGCAAAGACCTACTATCACATAACTAAGTATAGCGACCTCTGCCAGCCCCTTGTTGTTTTTCATATTAAGCAGATAGCTTATAGATTCCGTATTTATCTAGTACCCAAGCAATAAGGATTATGTAGAATATTCCCCTTATCACGAATCCTGCGATTCCATCAAATGCAAACTTAGCCGGAACAGAAGTTGCGAGCTTCTCAGAAAGCCAGCAAACCACCGCACAGATGATTACAGTTATTAAGATTCCAATTAGTGTTTCTACCATTTTTACCTCCTATTTAAAAAACTTAAATACGAACGCTATGAACGCTGCTATTCCTACTCCACACCACACTATCTTCATCAAGTATTCCTGGCCTTTATTCAGGCGATCAAACTGAGTCTTGTCATCTTCTATATGCTTTGACACAGTTGTTACAATATGCTTAACATCATTTCTTACTTCTATTAATATATCCCTATCATCTGAACCCATTGATCGCCTTTCTATTTTGCCGTCCCATTCCATTAATAATGTTCCTTTGATGAATAATAATTAAGATTGAGTAAATAGTTTTGGAAAGGTAAAACTGGATGTAAAAATAATTCTTGGAAAGGTGGTAGAGGTATTAGAAATGGTTATGAATGGATTTCAGTCAATGGGAAAACATTTCAGTATCATAGATGGCTTATGGAAAAACACATTGGAAGAAAGCTTAAAAAATGTGAGATTGTTCATCATAAAAATAGCAATAAATTGGACAATAGAATTGAAAATCTTCAAATTCTTAGTCGGAGTTCACATATTAAATTTCATAAAGAAGAACTTATTAATGCTTCAAGTATTAAAAGAAGAACTAATCCAGAAATTTTTATTGGAAATACAAAAATTAAAAAATCTGAACATAAAGTTATATTTAATAAGTTTTGGGAAGGTAAGAAACGTAAAGAACTTTCTGCCGAATATAATGTTTGTATCGGCTCAATCGATAGAATTATTGGAGGGATAAGAAAACATGTTTCTATTTTCGGATCTTATCGCAGAGGTAAAAAGAAGAAGTACTAGGGATCAAGGCGGCACACAGTTTACAGAAGCAACAAAGAACATCATTAATACTTCTCTCTTCCGTATAGCTAGAGAGTGTCCTTGGAGAGTGCTGAGACGCAAGTCTTACTTTAACACTGAGACAAGCTACACCACTGGGACTGGGGCAGTCACTGTTACAGCTTCATCTGCCTCCTTCTCAGTAGTTGGAGCCACCTTCATCACAGATAACATTCAAGTTGGACGCAGGATTAAGTTTGGTACAGACTCAAACTACTACACCATCCGTACTATCACATCTGAGACAGCTGGAACCATCGACAGCTTATATGGTGGGACTACCTCTAGCACTACCTCTTATGAAATCATGCCTACAGAGGAGTATAACCTCCCAATCCAGGTTAATCCTACTCGGGACTTCCTCTGGCACAACGCCTACGGCTATCCCATGATGCTCGACTACGTCACAGACCAGGACTTTCGCTCCTATGGAGTCCAAGATACTCAGACTGGAAAGCCCTCCACCTACCGCATGTGGGGAGAGAATATGGTTATTACTCAGCCTGTTACAGCGTCTGTTATGAGGATAACTTCTAGCTCCACCAGTGACATCTCCATTCCCGTCACAGTGTTCGGCATAGTCTCCGGCTACCCTGACTATGAAATCATTACTACTAACGCCTCGGACGGAACAACAGCTGTCTCAGGTTCCAAGTCATTCAGCTCGGTTGAGAGAGTCTCTAAAGGTGCTACTTCGGTTGGACGTATTACCGTAGACGCAAACTCCGCAGCTGACACAATAGCCGTAATTCCAGTCGGTGATACTACAGGTGGCATCATGTACTCCAAGTGTCAGCTCTGGCCACTTCCAGATGCAGTATTCCCGATCAATGTTCAGTATTACAAGGATCCCTATCGCTTGGTGAATGACAACGATATTCACGAACTCGGTCAGGAGTTTGACGAAGCCATCATCTTACTCTCCACAGCTAAGATTAAGTATGAGAGCTCTATCAATGATGATGGAGATAAGTTCTTTGGACTCTACAAGGATGAGCTAGCCACTCTTAGACGCACCAATATGGATAAGATTGACTGGTTACCGACTCTCCAACGCCCTCAAGATTCAAGACGTTCAACTAATAGAATTAACAATGGTAGAGGACTTCTATACACTCAATTGGGTGGTAATTATGGCCCAAGCTTTAGGAGATAACTATGGCTGGAGTAAAATTTACTACATCTTCATCTCCGATTAGTTTTAAGAAGCTTAATGGAGGACTTAACAGCACAGCTGGTCCGCTCGGCCTAGAACCAAATGAGTTCTCAGATTTGCTCAATATTGATTTCGACAAGTTTGGGAGCTTCCTTAAACGCAATGGCTACACAGCTCTCAACACATCAGCCTTCAACTCCTCAGCCAGGTGGACAGGACTCGCTTGGTTTGAGCTTGCCAGTGGAACTCGCTACTTAGTTGGAACCTGCGGGAACAAATTAGCCAAGCAAGACTCTCTCGATGGAACCTGGGATGACATCACAGGAGCTCTCACCATCACAGCAGGTAACCTTACTAGATTCGCAGTATTCAGGGATAACCTCCTTGGAACAAATGGAGTAGACGTACCATTCCTTTGGACTGGAACAGGTAATGGGTCAGCCATGACAGTCCCAACTGGCCTCACCACAGCTAAACAGGTAGAAGTATTCTCCTCCTACACCTTCCTAGCCAACGTCACAGTATCAGCCACTACTTACAAGTCTCGCCTCTATTGGTCAGCTCTAGACTCCATCAGCTCCTGGGATGCAGCTGACTTCAATGACGTAAGCCGAGATGACGGGCAAACTATCGTAGCAATCAAGACTCTTGCGGATCGCCTAGTTATCTTCAAGGAACGCTCCATTTACCTAGCCTTTTTCACAGGAGATGCGGATGTACCATTCCGCTTTGTGAAGTCTAGCTCTCAGGTTGGCTGCATCGCTCCTTTCAGCGTCCAAGAAGTAGACAATGGACTAGTGTTCCTCTCAACAGACGGCATCTACTACTTTGATGGAAATAACTCATACAAGATTTCGGACAGAATCAGCACGACTCTCCAAAGCTACAATGTGTCTCAGTTTGCTCAAAGCTGCTCTCTATATCAGCATGATAAGAACCGCTACTGGCTAGGCATCCCTGGAGCATCTTCCAGCACTAACAATCAGGTCATTACCTGGGACACCTTCAACAATGCCCTCTCCATCTATGACGGCATGGCTCCATCAGCTATGGTCACAGTATTCACAGACGGCATCACAGAGCGTCCATACTGGGGAGACTACGCAGGATTCGTCTACAGAGGAGACGTTGGCTCTGATGACTACCCTCTCAACGTCCAAACTAAGATTAACGCCTATGCTTACACCAGATGGCAGGATTTTGAGGACCTCTGCGATCAGAAGGGTATCCCCAATATCTATATCTACTATAAGCTCCAGAGTGGAACTCTCACATTCTCCTACTCCTATGACTTCCAAGATGGAGATCAGTACAACCTAACATTCTCAATGAGTGCTACCTCCTCTCTCTATGGCTCCGCAATCTATGGAACAGCTACTTATGCTGGAGCAGGAGGAACTTACAAGAGACAAGACTTAACTGGAAGAGGTCGTACAGTACGTTTCAAGTTCGCTAACAATGTGTTAAGTGAATCATTCAGAATAGACGGATATGGGACGTTTGCTCACCTGCAGACGAACGTGTAAATGGCTAAAACAGGCTACAAGGTTGATTATATCACTCGTGATCTAGGCGCTGATCTCTCGGATCTTCTGAAGATCCATCAGAAAGTATTTCCTGGCAATCAGTTAGCCACATGGACTACAGATAAGAAAATAATCATAAAAGTCTCTAACTTTAATGAGATTTCCGGCAAGTCAATAGAAGAATGTAAGTCTGAAATAGGCTACATAGAGCCGGAAGAAATCCATGGCTAATTTTACAAAACTACTTATCCATTGTGATGGTACAGATGCTTCGACAACATTTACAGATGTTTCCATCTACGCCAAAACAATCACCACTGTTGGCAATGCTCAAGTTGATACAGCTAATCCTAAGTTTGGGACAGGAGCTGTCTTATTAGATGGAACTGGAGACGAACTTACCGCAGCTGACTCCGCAGATTGGGCATTTGGTACTGGTGACTTTACCATTGACTTGTGGGCTTATCCATCTACCCCAGCCACAAATGACGCAATGGTTAGCCAGAGGTCGGACGCCAGTAACCGCTTCCTTCTCTATTGGAGTTCAAGTAGTAACCTAGCTATCTACTGGGAATCAGCAGGAAATAGTTGGATTGAGGCTGGTACAAGCGGATCATTCACAGAAGACACTTGGCACCACATTGCTCTCGTTAGAAGTGGCTCAGATTTTAATATCTACGTTGACGGAACAAGTGTTGCTAGTAATTCTAGTGCGGCTTCATGGGGGGACTTTAGTAGTGCTCTAAGAATAGGATTTGCGGAAGGCAACGGATACTGGGACGGCCATCTGGATGAAATAAGAGTATCCAAGGGAATCGCAAGGTGGACTACAGATTTCACTCCTCCAACAGGAGCTTATTCCACTCCAAGTTCTACATCCTCTTCATCCAGCTCTTCTTCCTGCCGTTCAAGCTCATCATCATCATCTTCGTGTCGGAGTAGCAGTTCCTCTAGCTCATGCAGATCATCGTCAAGTTCGAGTTGCAGAAGCTCATCATCTTCTTGTAGTAGGAGTAGCTCTAGTAGCTCATCAAGTAGTTCTTCGAGAAGTTCTAGCAGTTCTAGCTGTAGTTCAAGTTCGAGCTCTAGCAGTAGGAGCTCATCGTCTAGCAGCAGCTCATCTGTAAGTAGCTCAAGCAGCTCCTGTAGTTCTAGTAGTTCCAGTTCAAGTTGCCGGAGTTCAAGCTCCTCCAGCAGCTCGTCTATAAGCTCAAGCAGTAGTTCTTGCAGTAGCTCCAGCTCATGCCGAAGCTCTAGCAGCTCGTCTTCGAGCTCGCTCAGCTCATCTAGTAGCTCGCTATCATCCTCCAGCTCCTCTAGTAGCTGCCGAAGCTCGAGTTCCTCATGCAGGAGCTCAAGTAGCTCCAGTAGTTCCTTATCACATGAACCATTTAAACTAGATGGAATAGATAAGATTTCAAAGACTATAACTTTTCAGAAAGAAGAGACGGATACCTATGTCAATGACGTAGACACTGACCTAACTAATCTTTTCCAAGAGATAAATAAGCCTTTCAAGCCTAGTAGAGTTACAACTGCTCAGAGAGATGCTTTGACAGAGTTATTTGCAGGATTGATCGTGGTAAATGTTTCAACAAGTAAACTTAATTGGTATACAGGCGTAGCCTGGTCTGAAATAACAAGTTCATAAGGAGATAAAATGTCAATTATTGCAAAACCAAATACACCAGTGACAGGTGGTACTATTAGTGCGCCTGATACGAATGCTAACCTTGATGCTATTTTCAACGATTATAATGGGAATATAACCACAGCCAACATCTCAGCTTCAGCCGCTATAGCTAACTCTAAGCTCAACTTAGCTTCTATCTCTCAGGCTGTAGCACTTGCAGGTGGGCTAACCATGACTGCTCGGCAAATTGATGAGGCCAAAGGAGCCAATGTTGCAGCAGTAGCAGGAACTACTACTATCTGGGTAACAGATGGAAACTTTATCCATGTAACAGGAGCTGAGACTATCACATCATTTGGAACTGCAGCTCAAGCTGGTATTGAGCGCACAGTGGTATTTGATGGAGCATGTGTTCTTACTCATAACGCCACTAGCTTAATTCTCCCTACAGCAGCTAACATTACCTGTGCTGCAGGTGACGTAGCAATAGTCAGGGCTGAGACAACCGCTAACGCCAGAGTCACTAATTTCTATAGAAAAGATGGAACAGCCTTAGTCTCAGCTACAGCGGCTAATGCTCTCTCTGGGAGTGTTATCCAAACAGTAACAGCAACTTTGGCTACTGTCCAAACTGGTACAACTACAGTTCCAAATGATGACAGTATTCCTCAGAGCGGAGAGGGAACAGAGTTTCTAACAGCTTCCATAACTCCTAATAACACTAGCAATACTCTCTTAATCACATTCCAGTGTCCAATAATTGCTTGTTCTGGAACTGTGCGTGTTATTGGAGCCTTGTTTCAAGACGCTACAGCCGGAGCGTTAAGTGCTGGATACATTACATTTGGAGCCGCAGATCAGGCTCAACAGTTTCACTTATCTTACAAGATGGCTGCAGGAACAACTTCCTCTACTACTTTTAAGATTAGAATTGGCCCTGAGTCGGCTTCAACCGTAACCATTAATGGTGAGTCTGCTGGAAGAAAACTAGGCGGAGTTGCTATTACCTCTATTGTGATTCAGGAGATAAAGGCTTAGTGGATTTAGTAGACCAACTCTGGGATCTATATGACAAGGAAGAATACTATGGCGAGAATAAACTGTCTAAGGAAGAAGCTGATAAGCATCATAAAGCGATGCTTGAGAGTGGGAGAATTATCACTGTCTCAGATGGAAACTTACTCGTCGGCTACGTTGAATTCTTCATCGAACACGGATGCTGCTTCATCAACGACTTATTCATCCGTACAGCATATAGACGCACGAGGGTTATTTGGATGCTGAAAAGAAGATTGTTTGACATATGTGGAAAAGGTAAGGTTTATTTTGGAGAAAGAAATAAGTTTCATAAACGATACGCTGAAGTACAATTAAGAAAGAACGAGGTGTAAATTGGGCTCCAAGGAAAAGACAACAGTAAGTACGAATACAAATCAAACTAGTACGCCTACCGCTGATCCATCAATGGTAGAGATGAATAAGCTTGATCTAGCTCTACGCCAGGGTAATCAGCAAGGACTTCAGGATATTCAATCTAGTGGACTTAATCTAGGAAATCTTTTGCTTAAAGGTATGAATCTTCCTGGTTATCTCCAAGGGCTTCCAGGTGGAATCTCTCCTGATGTAACTCAGTCTATAGTGGATCAGTCTCTCAGAGATATTAAGCCTAGTTTCCAACAGGGCGGCATACTTGATAGTGGAGTAGCGGCGTCTATTTCAGCTAGAACTGCTGCAGATGTACGCAATCAATCTGCACAATTTAACCTACAGAATCTCTCTCAGTTACTTAATCTTGCTCTAGGTGGTCAGGCTCAAGTTCAGCAACCTATTATTGGACAGGCTGGAATGTTAGGGCAGAGACTGGCTGGACTGACTAGTGTCAACCAAACTGGTAGTGGTAATCAGACTACTATGGGAATGAATCCGTTTATGAAGTCGTTTCAGACTAGTTTAGGGAGTTCTTTAGGTGGCGGTTCATTTGGTAATATCTCCGCTACTAATCCTTGGGGAGGAAAATAACATGGCTATAGATAAAAATAATCCTCTTACAAAATATCAAGGAGCTACTTATGGTCAAGCTGCTGGATATGGAATACAAGACCTAACTAGTTTAATAATGAGTGCTTTGGGAGGTATAAGTAAAACTGCTATGGAACCAGTAGCAGCTCCAGCTAGAGCTTTAGGAGCATTATCGGAGCAGAGAGTTGGAGATAATCCAATGCAAGCTATAGGTCAAGCTGTGGCTAAGGTTGGTCCTTATGCAGAAGGAGTTAAGAAAGCTCTTAAAGAGTCAGGTTACAATGAAGCTACAGAAGCCAAGATGTCTGGTGTCCCTGCTGATTTCATAGAACAACAAGCAGGGCTCTCTCCTCAAATGAATCCTGGTCAGTTACAGAACTCACCATACCAACAGGGTCAGACTGGATTTGGGCAACAACCTAATCTAAACCAGCTTCTAATTCCAGGTGTACAGCAACAACAATCAATTCCACAAGCTCAACAACAAAATCCTCTCCAAGTTGTAGGCGGGTTATTAAATAACTTCTTTGGAGAAACTCCAGCTTATATGCAAGCTAAGACTCAGAAAGCAGTAGCTGAACAACAAATGTCTGGACAACAACCTCTTCAAAAAGGTGAAAGAGAGAAGATTGGACTTGAGACTCAAAAAGAGTTAATGAAACAACAAATGACTAATCTTCAAGACTTACAGAAGAGAGGTATGTTAACAGCTAAAGATATGTTAGACACTGCGACTAACGATCCTATTATTAAAGATTACAATGCCTCTACTATGGCTATGTCAGAGTTTAATGAGTTGTTTAAAGATAAAACTGGTGCTTCTGATATGGCTATGATATTCAAATTTATGAAAGCATTAGATCCCGCATCTACTGTTAGAGAAGGTGAAGCCGCATCAGCAAGAGATGTTTCTGGAGCTGGAGCTAAATTCTTGAATCTCTACAATAGTGTTGTAGGTGGAAGAAAACTTGATGAATCATCTAGAAAACAACTTATGTCTGCTTTAACTCAAACAGTAAAAGGTAAGAAGTCTTCATTTGAGAATAGAGTTAAAGAGTTGACAGCTGTTGGAAATAGATCTGGAATATCAGCAGAAACATATATTCCTCAAGTTGCAGAAAGACAATCTAGACAAACTACGCAACCTTATACTGGGAAATTATCTTCTGGACTATCATTCACTTTGGAGAGCTAACATGGCAAAAGTTACATACGGTGATGGAACAGTAATAAGTTTTGGAGGTACTCCTACAGAAGCGGATATTGAAGAAGCTTATAACCAGGTTAAAGGTTCTAGCCAAGAATCTCAGCTAATTACTCCAACAACTCAAGAAGCTCCTCCTCAAGAAGACTTTGTTGAAGGACTAATATCTAAATCAGAAGGACTTACTAATAAGCCAGTGTCTACTGATATTGGAGCTGTTAATAATTTAATTATGGGATTAATTCCTAACGACAGACTTAGACTTGAGTTTCTTTCAGAGAAGTTTGAGGGTCAGAATGTATCTCAAGACGAACAAGGAAATATCCTTCTTAATGGAGATAGAATCAATCCACAAGGATTTGATTTTGGAGACATCCTTAGAGGTTCTGGAATTATATTACCCGCTGCAGGACAAATTGGTGGTGGTATGGCCGGAGCTACTGCTGGGTCAATCGTTCCTGGTGCAGGAACCTTGACTGGAGCAGTTACTGGTGGCGTCGGAGGAGCTATTGCAGGACAAGGAGCTAATTTAGCCATAATTAAAGCTATGGGAATTGATCCAACACTTCTTGAGGCTTCTGGCTCATTAGCAAAAGAGGGTGCATTTGCTTTAGGCGGAGAAGCTATAGGAAGAGGTATTGGTGCTGGAGCTAATGCTATGGCAAAAACTCCTGCCGGCCAAGCCCTTGGACAGTTTTGGAAAGATACTTCATCTAAACTTGGCAAAGGCTTAACTAAGCAACTTGCTAAATTTGTTGGATCAGTTGATAAGGATGCGGTTGAAGTATCCTCCAGAGTTAACTATCAAAACTTAATTCCTGAATATTTCAAACAGGAAAAGACATCTGAGATTGCTAAGAACACACTGTTTGGAACTCCTAAAATTATGGAGTTTGATTTACAGAACACTACTAAGAACGGTTTGCAGAAAGGAACAGAGTTATTAGCCAAATCAATTAAGGATGTTAATGATTCAACATTCGATAACTTTATCAAACAATTCACAGGAATTTCAGATGAAACTATTGATGCTATAAAGTCTAATAAATTAAGTGAGATAATCAATTCTGACAATCTTTCTAAGAGTAAGCCAGTAAGAATAGCTGGGGAAATATTAAGTAATGCTAACAGACACCTTAATAAGGTTGGAGAAGAGCTAGGAAAACTTGAAACTGAAGCTATTAAATTAAAGAAAGGGCTTCCGTTCGCAACTGATGATATAGCCTCTCGTCTTGATAGAGCCATTAAAGATAGTGGACTTCTTGGTAGAAAAAGGATGGCTCCTGGCTTTCAGTCTGCTCCATCTATTAATGTGAAAGGAAAAGAGCAGATACTTCAGCTCAGAGAACTATTTGGACAAAAACTAACTGATTCTGAGATTACTAGAAGATTTGGAAAAGAAGCTCTAGAAAAGTATGGAGATAGGTTATTCTTCTATGGTCAAAAAGTAGGACAAGATATTCTTCATGGTCTTGATACTAAGACAGCTCAAGTTCTAAGAAAGAGAATGGATATTCTTGCTGACTCAATATTTGAGAATCAGAGCATACCAAGTTCTCTCAAACGAATAGCTTATGATACTGTGAATGAATTTAGAAACAGGTATCACAATATCCTTGGAATAAAGGATGCTTCCGCTAAGTATTCTAGCTTTAAGAATCTACTCTCAGAAGCTAGAATTGATAAGGATAATGTTACTAATGAGCTAATCAATAGAGTTAATAAGTTTGGTTCTCAGAACACAGCTATCCAAGACTCTATTGATAGTGTTTTAAAAGAGATCCCTAGTGGTTCTAATATATCAAAGCAAATGAGGTTGCTTGAAGTTGGAAATGATCTCAAACAAATCAACTCATTCACTGCCTTAAAACAGTTTGAAGGTCAGTTGAATAGTGAGAATGTTCTAAGACTCGGTAAAACCAGTACACCAGAACAGTTTATTACTCAAGCTGATAATTTATTCAAATCATCAAATAATCCAAGGCTTAAGTCCAGAAAGTATTTTGATGATGCTCAGCTTTCTTTAGCTGCTAAGAAGTTTGTAGAAGGTTCTTCAAACTTACTGAGAGTTGGAGCTGTTAGAAGTCTACTAGGAATTGGCTCTTTGGGCGGAATGATTGGTGGGCCAGTTGGAGCAGCTGCGGGTGGAATTGCTTCACTCAGCTTATCTAACCCTCAAAATATAGCTAAAATATTAAAGAAACTAGGCGAACAAAAAGTATCACAAGTCCCGCAAAAATCGCTGTTGCGGTCATTATCAAATATATCATCTAAAGTTACTCCTACTGTTGGGACAAAAACTCTTAAGAGTTTGTCTGAGTCTGGGAAACGGTCTGAACAAGAAAAGAAACAATAAGTATTGAGATTAATAAAATAATCATATTACCACCCTCCTCTAATAACATCTTTCTTTAGAAGTTCATAAGCTTCTTCATCAGGAAATTGATCGATAAACTTAATAGCAAGCACCATAA